TGGGCGTCGAGGAGTTCAACCAGTTGGACCAATTGCTGCGGCGTCTTCCCGCGCAGGTCCTCCATGGTTGTCGGAATCGGCTCCTCTCTTGCCTCTTCCTTTTTCTTTGCCATGTGTTTTCCTTAAAAGCGGTGGCGCATCGCCCACAAGTGGCGACGCTGGGCTGACTGAGATGCGAGGTTGTGATCGCTCACCACCGACTCCGGCGGAGTCAGGTCGGGGAGTTCATCTAAAGCGGAGCGGATGCTTAGGGTTGTTTGGTAAGCACCCTTGTTAACGAGGGAGATTTCCGGGAGCAGCGCACGATTGACGACGCGGACGTTCCATCCGTTGGATCGCTCCCACTTTTCCCAGCTCTTGTCGCCGGGAGTTCGAAAATGTGCCGACCAGGAGGCGAGTTCGCCCGCACGAGCTGCGTCAATCAGCGGTTGGGTCAGATCGTTTTCGAACAACTCCCCGTGAACATGGACGCCGTCGTTCTCTTCCCAAACACGCTCGAAATGGCCGATCGGGGTAAGGCCAGTTCGAGGGTCTTGGCCGTGCTCAAAGAACATGCGGGGACGAGTTGTCCTCAGGGTCTCGGTGAAGGCCCCAGGCTTGATCATCTCCTGGTAATGCCCTTGCCAATCCTTGATTTCGGCGACCTGGCCATACGGCATGGCGAGGCCACTCAAGGTGCGTCCGTTGCCGGCCATCTCGAGCTGCACGATTGCGGCGCGAAACGAATCCTGCTGGTCAGGCGGCGAGGAGGGCGGCGAGTTCTTCTTCATTCAAAGCTCCTGCGGCATACAAGGCGACGAGTGCCGCTTGGTTATTGACGACGAGGGCTGGTGCCTTCGGGTGGACGACCACCGGACGCTTGGGCTTGCGGTAGGGCGCAAGGTGCTTGGAGCGACGCGGAACGAGTAGCGGGAACTTACTGCTGGCGATCTCAACGATCGGCGCCTCGCCACCCGAGAGCGCGGGAACCTGAAAGGCGACCGCTCCAGTTCCGGTAATCGCAAGGAGGTTGGTCCCGCTGCCTGCGATCGCCGGAACTCGGAAGGTCTCACTTCCGGTTGCAACGAACTTCTCCGCGCCGGTTCCGGCCAGAGTCGGGTGCGCGAATATCTCCGCTCCGGTCGCAGTGAACTTCTCAAGGCCAGTTGCGGCGAGTGCCGGGACTTGAAAGGTGACACCGCCGGTTCCGGTGATCGCCGCCTCTGCTGCTGGCTGAGTGATGAGATGGCTGTTGCGGAGCTGCCGAACAGGCTGGCTTAAGCCCGGATTGACGAGAGTCCTTTGTTCGCTAAGTGAGCCCTGCCTTGAGGCGCCACCTACGACCGCACCACCGCTCTTAAGTTGCGAGGACACCTAGTCTTCCCAGATTGCGTACCAATCGACTACCGAGCAGGCTACTGCCACCAGATTGCAGATCGCGATCTCACGGATGGCTTGGCCGTCGCCGATTTGCAGTGGGTCATCGCGCTCCCACGTCCAGATAAACCCGGCACCGATGGCCGCCGGCAGGGTGATCCGGCGCAGGTAGTTGGTTGAGATCACCGGCTTGGTGGCCCACGAATTAACCAGCAGCGTGCCTGAATCCGGCGCGTCCACAATTACGTTTCGCCCTGGCTTAGTGGTTGCTGGGGTGACCGAGACCGTGGTCACTCGAGCCAGGCCGAGTAGTGTCGACGTCGCAGCGACCAGCGTGACGCCGAGTTCGCGCAGCTTGCCTACCTCAGTGGCCGGCACACGGATGGCGACCAGTGGATCGTCGGCAGTGGCCGTCGTCAGTGATGAGCGAGCCCCAGCCTCATACCTAGCCACTTACGACACTGCCTGCTCAACCGCAGCAACGGTGATCTTCAGTGGGTTGCCAGCGCCATCTGAGCAAGTAGTAAGCGGGGTTCCGGCGAACTCGCCCAAGGCGTCACGCACCATTTCAGTAAGCTCGAAAAGGCTAGGCGGCGAGTCAAACGAATACGTCAGTACCTTAGTTTTCTGCTGAGCGGTCACCTGGGAGGTGCTCGACGTATCCACTTTGCTAAATCCCATCTCAGGTCTCCTGCTGCGTGTAGGTATAGGCAGAGCACGAAACCACCGCACCGCTCGAAATCGCCACCGAGTTGAGGTTCAAATTGGCCCCTGACGTGCCAACCGAGCCGTCGAATACGACCGAGGAGCCATCGGACTTCAGTGCCCGAAACCAGGTCGCCGTCCCGGTCAGGTTTGCCGAACTGTCGTCAGTGATCGCGTTCGCTGTTGCGACACCGTTGACTGCCCCCGCAAAGGCGGTAGCGTTCCAACGGAGTTCTGCCAGGAGATTCTGGACACCAACCGCCGTGTTAGCGTCCGCCGCTTGGGTGCCGTCGTAAATGCGCAGATAGCCGTTGTTGAGGTGAACGCAGACAGCATCAGCCGCCGCTGATGCTTCGGCATTGGAGAGCTTGGGATTAAGCGCCATGCTTCTTCTTTGGCGTTACGCCAGTGACCTTGCCGCTGGCGTCGTACTCGACATTGACCCCCGGCGATGGAGTCTCCTCGGGCAGGGTGACGTTGACGACTGCCGGTTCGACGGTGACGTTGGGCGGCTGAATCGTCACTGCTGCAGGCTGAACGGTGACCGGCGCATCGATCTGAACGTTGGGCGCTGTAGCAGGCTGCACGGTCACAGGGATCGTCACCTCTGCCGGCTGGACTGTGATCGGAACCTCGACCTTGACCTCGGCCGGCTGCACGATGACATCTGGCGACTCAATTACGATCGAGCGCTCGGGCACGTTGATCGTGAATTGCATCGGCAACTGCATCGGACTCATGTCACTGCGGAGAGCTGGCGAGCCGTTAGGGGCGGGGGGCTTACCGTTAGCCGACACCGTTAGGGGTTCGGACGGAGCCCTCACCGTCCCTGGCGGCTGCAACTGCACGCTCACCAGACCGGAGTGCTTCAGTTGGCTGATGTCCTGACCGCGAACTGCAGCGACTGCTGACTCAGGGGTGAATCCGCCAGTGATGTAGGCGTTGATGGTGGTCGCCTTGACCTGTTCGATCTCGGCCGAAACCTTGCCGTCCTCACGCAGGATCGGCATGTCTGTGGGGTCGAACCAGAGTTCGGCATAAGGCGGAACCTCGACCATTGGCGACAGCGCCGCGCAGAGGTCTTGCAAGGTCGGGTAGACCCACGTGTCGGAAAACGACCGCCGAGTCTCAGCGTCAAGTCCAGCTCTAAAACTCGTTCCTTTGAGGCCGGCAGAAATCCCGATCAGTGCCGCGGGGACGCGAGATAGATAAGTGATACGGGTTTCGCTGTAGCTTCCTGAATCACCGAAATCAAGCTCTGCCAGGTTGGAGCCAACCACGGTGGCATCCATGCCGAGCGAGAGATACATCGTTCGAAAGGCATTGCCGAGTCCGTCATGTGCCCCTCCGAACTTCCCCACCCAGGCATCGAACTGCGCCGGGGTAACGCCCGGCACTCCTTTGATGACGAGGTTCGGAGTAGCGCCGTTCTCGAAGAACTTGACCTTGTGCTCGATCATCATGTTGTCGCCCTGGATGTCTCGCAGGGCGGGAGTGATCCACGACATGCCGAGACCAGGCGAGAGCGGATCGGGAATTGGCGACCAGTGCGCTACTTCGGATGGCCGGAGCGTGCGAATAGGGTTTTTGTTGCCGCCCTTAATTCCCCCGTTCTGGTAGATGTAGCCGATCACTTCACGATCAAGAGCGCCCATCGGATCCTCAGGCTCGAGGTGCGAGCCATGAACGATCGCCGTCCAGTCCGGACGTAGCACATTCAGTCGATCAGGCTGCCAGTTAGTTACGAACGCGTTACCTGCTGGACCCGCGTCCCACTCCATTCGCGCGATCAGTTCGCCAGTTGTTGCATTAGTCCAAGGCTGTTCCAGCGGCGCGAGGGCAGGAGTGCCGAACTGCTTGCGTGGAGTCGAGGACGAAGTTTTGTAGCGGAAAGTGAAGCGCGCCTGCGAGAGAACCAGCGCGCGAACCATCTGGGCGGCGAACGCAGGGGGAGATTTGCGCAATATCGCGATGTAGCTCGGAAGAGAGGTCGCGATCTCCTTGGTCTTTGACGAGCCAATCATGGTCTGATTCAGACCAAGCGGGTAGTTGTGGTTGTTGTAGTTGAACTGCGGGATCAGCATCTCAGTGATCCACTGATCGATGCTGTTGCGTTTTGAATCCAGCACGGCCGGCGGACGCGTCGCTAGGCGCGTCTCAACGACTCTTTCAGCCAGCCCCACTAGCTAGAGCCTTCTTGCCAGCCGACCTTGATCGAGGCAAGGATGTAGGCGATCGCAGACCAGCACTTGCCAGCGACCCAGCCGAGAAGAAAGAACGGCATGAAGGCGATGGTCAGGAAGGCGCGGCCAAACTGTAGCTTCTGAGCTTCAGTCGAGATCCGGTCTAAGCGCCGAACATCCTCACTCACCTGAAGGCAACGCCAGCAAAGGCCGGGGCAGGCAGCATGGCAACTGTGGCATGAACCATCGCCGCTGCAGTCAGGGCGTCAATCACCCGCCGTTCCTGATCGCCGCCCTGGCGAGTCTGGGAAGGGCGGTCAAAGCGAGCCTTTCCGGATGGCGTCATCCGTGCGATGGCGTTGAGAGCGTGCGACTTCAAATCAGCGTCGCCCGAATGTTTGAGCTGGCCATTGCGTAGGGCCTCCATGAACTTCTCGTAGTCCTGACATGCGAACTCGTTGCCCTGGGTGCGATCCACGACCACGGCCCCGAGTTCGGTCTTGATCCAGTTGGCTGTGTCCTCACCGCGACTCATGTCCATGACCACCGTGTGAATCGGATTGCGTTCATGGATGACGACAAGCGCTCTCTCCACCTTGTCCGGGTCGAGTGAGGTGCTGTCTCGAGGCGGAACGAGGACTATCGCCGGCCCGAAGAGCCGGAAGTCCTCATCGCGCCACCAGTGCGGAAGGATTGCCGTCGTGTCCCATTTCCAGCCGATGTCGAGTCCGACCCAGATCGGGGTCCCTTTGGGAATCTTCTCAGTCGTGGCCGCGTTGGCCCACTCGATCTCCTGTATTGCCGCGTTCTCTGATCGAGTCGGGAGGTTGCAGACGTAGCGACTCCAGTGCTCGCGAGTCATGGTTGGCGATTCCCACTTGCGCTTGAGCTTGGCGACGGTCAGCGCCTTGAGTGGATTGCAGCGCTTCACTAACCCCAGGTCTTCGATGTCGCCCTTGGCCGGCATTGCCCACTCATGGAGGATCAGGTTGTCCGACGCTGCCCGGACGAAAGTCTCCGAGCGGTCGGTGACAGTCGCCGAGAGGCGGATCTTCTCGCGCGTCTCCTCGAACTCACCGCCCGGCTCACCGGCAGTCGAAATGGCGACTAACTGACCACCGCGCTTCTCGAGCTTGCCTCTCCAGGTTCGATACAACCGGAGGTCGCGCTGCCGGTGCAGCTCCTCGCAGATCGCGAGGGTGGGGATGACACCGTCTCCGGTTTTGTCGTCGGCAGCGAATATCTGAATACGAGAGCCCATCGAGTCACAGCGGATGCGCCGATAGCCTTCAAGGCAGACGAAGAGGTTGTGAATGGCCGGTGAGCGGAAAACGAAGCCCTCAGCCTGTCGGTAAAGGATCTCTGCCTGCTCTCTCGACGCGGCACCGACCGGAACTGATGCCGAAAGGGTGAATTGACAGTGGTAGAGCGCCAACGCCGCCGCCAACGTGGTTTTGGCATTGCCCTCAGGCACCACCAGCCAGCATTCCGGTACGCCAGAGAAGACATCGCTGATGAAATTGGCCTGGAAGGGCTCTAAATCCCAATTCTCGCCTGTATCGAGGACCAATTCGTGAGCCCAAGCAACGAAATGGGGGAGAGTAAAAGGCTTCGCGACAGACACCTGTCGCTTTTTCGGCTTGGCTATGATTCGTCGCCTAGGTACTTGCTTCTGCAACTATCTCTCGCGACGATG